TACAGGCGATGAGAACCTATGTGCAGGACTTGGGTTTGTTTCAGACTGTCCAAATTGGAGAACCGAAACAACCGCCCGGACAAGGACTTCACTCAGCGATATTTATGGAGTCGGTGGGGATCAGTTTGATTTATGCAGGTGGCGAAACCAGAGAAAGCCATGTGGTCACTTTAAGGGTGTACAAAGATATGCTGGCTGAACAAACTGATCCGTTGAATAACCTTGAGATTGAAATGGCATCTGTCGTATCTACCCTAATGAGCAATCTGTTGGGAGATACAGACTTGGAGTCAACGGTTATGAGTATTGATGCTGCAGGTATGGACGGCACGGCAATGGCAGGATCGTTTGGTTATCTGGATGTGGGAGGAGTCATGTATCGGATCGTTGATATTGCAGTCCCGGTAATCGTTAACGGATCGGCAACATTAGCAGGGACAGGAGTATAGCGATGACAGTTGTCGGAGTACGTCCGCTCTATGAGACAGACGAAGACAGAGGCAGAGAGGGTAGCTTCATAGAGGAGCTATGTATAGCGTGGCAATGTGAGGCAAGGAAGCTACCCATGCACTACAAGTTAGACTTTGCCATGATACGTGATGGCACTATAAAGGCGTTTCTTGAGACAAAGGTCAGGAATTATACGATGGATTACTTTGATGCGTATATGCTTTCGATGTCTAAGGTGCTTGCAGCCCAAGAATACTCAGCCTTTGTTGGTGTTCCTTCCCTGTTAGCTGTTAGATGGAGTGACGGAGATGGGTTTATAGCCCTGAACAGATTGGAGGACTTTAATGTTGGTTTTGGTGGACGTGCAGACAGGGGCGACCCACAGGATATAGAGCCTGTTGTCTTCATACCGATTGCAAACTTTAGGAGGTTAAGAGCATATGGCTAAGCAGGCAGGATTAGGGGATAAGCTTTACGTTCACGGTAGGGATTTATCAGGAGATATAAGCAGCGTAGATACTATTTCAGCAAGAAGGGCTACGATAGACGTGCCAGTAATTGAGGACTCTGCGATGAGTAGGTTGCAGGGATTGGCAGATGGTGAGATTTCCCTGACCACATGGTTCGATGATGCTGCCCTTCTTGAACACGCTACTTTCTCAGCGTTGCCCACTACGGATATCAATGTTCTTTATATTCGTGGTAGTGCAGCATCTAGCCCTGCAGCAGGTCTTGTAGCGAAGCAGATCAACTACGATGCAAGCAGGGGACAGGACAGGTCACTCACCTTTAATGTTCAAGCCCTATCGCAAGGCACAGCCTTGGAATGGGGAGAGATGTTTGCAGCCGAAGCGACTGCCTCAAGTGCAGGTAATTCATCTTCAAAAGATGACAGTGCTTCTAGTGCAAGCGGATTAGCTGCCTACTTACACATCGTTGATATCAACTCCGGGACTCCAACCTTTAAGATACAAGATTCAGCCAATAATTCTGATTGGGCTGATTTGGTGGGGTTTACCGCCGTTGCAAACGGCAACGAGCCTACGTCAGAAAGAGTAACGGTAAGCGGAACGGTTAATAGATATCTCAGAGTTACTACAACAGGGACATTCTCAAATGCTAAATATGTGTTGATGTATAGAAGGGGGGAATCTACAGATGATCCATCATATTAATGAACGCTTCGGGTTACATTATCCAAAGGACACACATTGGCGAAAGGCTAATTGTAGAGAAGTGGACTGTCCGCACTATGTGAAGGGATGGGTCACTACAGTACCCTCAGATAGCTCTCAGGCGATTTTTATTAGAAATGACAGGGAGAGACACCATACGGAAGAAAAAGTGGGTGACGGCTTAATAGCGTTCCACTTTGAAGCAGGACAGCGATGCTTTCGTTCTTTTCAGCATACTAAGAAGTTGGAAAGAGGTGGGTGGTTAACGAAGGGACTCTCTGGGGGGAATAGTTATCAAATACAACGTGCAGCGATGGACGTTGACGAATGGATCGAAGATTTTAATATAGCGTCAGAAGGAAACAAATAAAGGAGGATCGAAATGGCGAAAGAAGCACCAACGGTTACAGTGGCGGTAGATGACTCAGGGGGGTCGGCTAGGTCAATCGAGAACGATATAACATCGGTAGATTGGGCTATTCCGAGAGCAGTGCAGGACGTTACAGGAATAGACAAGGCTGCGATTGAACGACTCTTGTTATTGTCGGATTTTAGCTTGACGATGAATGGGGTCTTTAATGATGCCAGTAACGTGTCGCATGATACGTTTAAGGCGGTTGCATCTGCCACAGCGTCAAGGACTATCACGATAGTCACAAGCGGTCAGACTCTTGCTACTGAATGTTTTATAACCGATTACGCAATGAGTCGAGGATCAGACGGCAGCCTCACTTGGACAGTTCCTGCAGTGTTGCAGAGTGGTACAGCACCAACTTGGGCATAATTAAATAAGGAGGAAACTATGTTGTCCACGCAGAAAGCAGCGAAGGGCTTCAGAATTCCAAAGCGCACGGCTAGACTCGTCTTTGAAGGAGACCTTGAAGGAGCAGAAGTCGTTGTTCGTTTGGACGTGAGGATTGGGGATTATCTAAAGATTCAAGACCTTATCGCAGAGGAACACTACCTTGAGGTTTTTGAAGTGTTTGCAGATGCAGCACTAGTTGAATGGAATCTTGAGAGAGATGACGGCACTCCAATCCCAGCAACAGGCACTGGCATGAAGGAAATCGACATCACGATGGCTACCAGAATTCTTACAGAATGGACGGAGGTAGCCACCCAACCGCCAGCCCCTTTAGAAGAAGCCTAGAACTATGGAGAGCAGTACCCGGGGGAATAGATTCTGAGGGCAACGCAGTATCAAAGCCTTGGGAATTACAGAAAGCAGAACTGGTAGACGGTCTCTGTCAGAAATATAGTTGCTTGCCATCTCAGCTAATGAATGAAGATGTTGATTTGATAATGAGAATGAATCTTATCCTAAGTCTGGGGTCGCAGGATCAAGACGCCAAAATGGAGTCATCTCCCATAGAGGAACAACTGGCTAATATGTCGAGGACTACTGATGGCTAACGAAGTTGTAATAAAAGTTAATGCCAACACAGCGAAAGCTCAAAGCAGCTTAAAAAACCTTGGGGATTCTGTTCAGAAGCTAGGCAAGCTAGCAATGGGTGCTGGGCTAGCCCTTGGTGCTATTGGCGCAGCTTCATTAAAGAGTTTTGCAGGTGCTGGCGATCAGATTCAGAAGATGGCTATAAGGACAGGTTTCTCGACCGAGAGCCTTTCTGAGTTGAGAGTCGCAGCGGAGTTGTCTGGAACGTCATTAGACGGCTTTGAAAATGCTGCCCGAAGAATGTTTCGTACCATATCGGACGCTGAGAGGGACATGATGACTGCCGTAGATGCGCTGGGGGCATTAGGTCTGACATCTGCGGAGTTAATAAATCTTCACCCAGAGGAAGCCTTCCACAAGATCGCTTTTGCTTTGGCAGACTTGGAAGACCACGCTATGAAGTCAGCAAAGGCATCAGAGATATTTGGACGGCAAGGCACAATGCTTCTTCCTATGCTTGAAGATGGGGCAGAAGGTTTCGCAGAGCTATCAAAAAAGGCTCACGAACTTGGAGTGATATGGGATCAGGAGACTGCTGATTCGGCTGCTGAATTAACTGATGCGATGGGTAACGTCAAGACGGCAATGGGTGGCTTGAGTATGGAGATAGGAGCAATTCTTGCTCCAGCAGCGACAAAGGCTGCTGACGCTCTAACAGACATGCTTGTTCAACTAAACACATTTGTACGCAATAACCCTGCCTTAATACAAACGATTGCTGCGATAGCAGGGGGGCTTGTAACTGTAGGTGGAGTTCTGTTAACAGCAGTTGGTGGAGCGAAGGGATTGAGAATGGCTTTCATGTTGCTTTTCGGAACTAAGATCAGGGTGGCTATAGCATTAGTAACTAGTGCGTTTTTGTTTTTATCAGCCAAGTGGAAAGAGGTTGTGAGAGAGGTGTTAGGGTTTGCCAATACCCTGTTGCGAGGGTGGGAGATTTGGGGCAACCAAATGATAGGACATACTGAAAAAGTCATCAATAGCATCATTGGATTTCTAAACACTTGGATGAAACGGACTGCGGACGCTGTTAACTTCTTCGGTCAATTCATTCCCGGCTTTGAGAAGTTAGAGTTTAAGGCTTTGGATGAGGTGAAATTTGATCGGCTCAAGTTGGAGTTGATAGATGTAGAAGGGGCGATTGAAGGCGTAGGAAACACGTTTGATGACATAATGAGAAAAATCAGAAAAGCACTTGGCTTCACGCTTCCCGGTGAAGCAGGTTCAAAGATATTAGAAGGAACGACATTTGCTCCGACTCCGATTTGGATTACTGCTAGCAAAAAAAAATACGGCTCGATGGTGTATGGGACAGCAGCACCCGATATAGCAGGTATGAGCGAAGAAGAAAAAGCAATAGCAATAGCAACCGCTAGCAAACAGGGCGGTGCAGGTGGTTTGTTTGATCCCACGACTGTCCTTGGAGGAGGGCATAGGCTTCACGCCCTGTTTGAGGCAGGGCTGATAACCGCTGAAGAGTTTGCTGGAGGGCTAGCTGCGCTCAAAAAACTTGAGGAGATGGCAACTGGCACAGGAGCATTTGCAATAGACGGCAATGAGGTTAGCAAGAGCCTTGCCGATGAAGACGACAGGACTGTTGGATTGGCAGGAGAGTAGATAAATTATGGCATGGACACTTCAGTTACTTAACGACACAACAACGATAGACCTTAACGATGGAACTAACTATTCGGCATTGAGTCCTTTTTCTGCTCCTGTTCCCAGAACGAGGACTGCTACTGGAGGGGCAAACCTCTTTAGAGATGGGTCTGACATTCATGCCCAAGTTTTTATGAATCGGTCTGTTACTTTTACGATCAGGATTAACGGAACATCTCAAGACAACCTGATTAGTAACATCAACGCTATCCACGGACTGTTGCAACGATCTGTCGAGTACTCGGCTAATGGAACTGGCTCTCAGGTGAAGTTGCGAAGGAAGTGGAATAATGCGACCAATCAACTGGACTTCTACGTTGTTCAAGGGCAGCTTCAGATCGGCAACGAGTTTTCAACAATACACCAAGTGAACAACACGGTAATCGGAGTCGTGTCGCTAACCTGCGAACCGTTTGCC